CCGACTCGATTGATCACCGGAGCTTCAAGGTCACGATCAACGCTGACGGCTCGGTGGCTCCTTCACGGAGCTATCTCAGCGGCCAGACCCCGGACACGGTCGACAACTTCCAGACCTACAACTATCACACGTCAACTTGGATCCAGAGCCCGAACGGGTCAGCTACACCTGCCTTCCGGTTGAATCCCAACCTCGTCGGGAAGTGGTGCCCGGAGATCCTCGGCGGCGCTCGCAACGACGAGGTCTGGCGGGAGTTGATTCCCTACGGTCAAAACAGCACCCACAGTTATGCTTGGGTTTCGGCCAGATACGACCAATTCTGCTATGACGTCGTTTGTGAGACGGACAGCGGGCTGGTCAAGATCAGCGCTGACGCCTCCAGGCTGATCCGGGTCTTCAACAACAACGACCCGACGCGAGGCCCGACCGGAACCTGTGTCCTATTCTCGACACCCTCGGGGTTCAACTGGGACGGGACTGCATCGAAGACTCACCGGGCCTTCGGGAAGGTGGCCGGCGGCCAGCCGGTGCTTCGTCCTGCGGGGTATTCCGACATCGGGTTCACCGGCAACCCTGAACTCGGATCGAACATCCCGAGCGGAGGGGAGGCGACCCCGAGCAACTCAACCCCACCACCTGCGATCGGGTCGGACGTCACGGTCGTCTTCAAGGACTTGATCGTCGACAACCACTTCCTCGGGATGCCGAACATGCTGCACCCGAGCGCGATGAGCCAGCTCACGATCTGGATGACTCTCAACGGGCTCCCGTTTGCCCGCAACGCCGCACTCCCGCAGGAGCCAGCCGACCGACCTCTCACCTATCGGGACGTATTCGCCCCGCTGATGCTCTCGATTCCGGCGGACCTGATCCTGAAGAGGGACAACGCCGACCCACTCGGCACTCGAAAATTCTACGCGGCGGTAAGACAGCAGCCGGGGGATGCGGCCGAGCACACGATCACCGTGGGTGATCTTGCCGATGCCTCACTGCCTCCTCGGGTCAAGCAGTTCTCCGACCCGGATGGGCACTATTCCAACGACACCACGATCCAAACCGAGGAGTTCTTTACGAGCCCGGTGGTCGGGACAACGGACGGCGACGAGCTGACCCCGACGAGCGCACAGGTGGCCGAAATTGTGAACACCACCGAGCAGGGCTTTACAGGCGAGCCCATCGGTGGAGAGCAGGAGATCGAGTTCTTCCGCTACGACAGCACGAGCGACTTCCGGGCCTGGGCGACCGTCATCGAGAGGGAGCGTAGTCGGCCCCAGGTTGTGCTTGAGGCCACCCTCGGGACGCCGCACTGCCAAAGGGAACTGGGAGATCGCGTGCAATTTGACTGTCCAGGGGTGTACGATGGCCCCGGACACATCCGGTCCATGAGGTTCGATCTCGACGCGATGGTCGTGACGATCCGCAGCTATCACCAACCGACCGCCCCGGCGGTCACAACGACTAGCACAGTGAACGACAAGGCGAGAGTCGTGTCGAAGACAAGGAGGGGCTGATGCCCGGTGGCATTTCCTACATTGGCGACTTGACCATCCAGGAAGACGGAGGCGAGATCACCTCGCAGGCGATCGGAGACAAGGCACTCAAGACAACCGCAGCAGACGCCGACACGCTGGAAGTCTCCAGCACCACCGGCAAGCTCCAACTCAAGGATCGAGGCTCCAGCCTTGCGAACGGTGTCGGCCGAGCAGACGTATCAAAGTTTGCGGGCACCTGGATCAAGGGATCGCTGACGGCAAGCGACACCGCAGGTGGAGTCTTTAGCCTAGAAAACACCTTCGGCTCCGACCTCGTGATCACTCGGATCATCTTGCAGGTGACGACCGGCTGCTCTGAGGCTGGAGAGATTGACATTGGGACGGCGGCCAACGCGACGACAAGCGCCAATACTTTGATCGATGGGCTGAGCGTGGCGACCATTGGGATCTATGACAACATCGACAATAAGGGATCGGCCGGAGCCACCAAGCTGAAGTTTGGCAACGGTCAATTCCTCAACGCGAGCCGCTCATCTGGGGCTACCGCTGGCCTCGTCGGGACCTATGCGGTCTGCGTACTTGATCTGAACTAACACGGGCCGGCTCGCGAGCGCCGAACCCACATCGCCAGGAGACTCGAATGGCACGCTCACTCCCTCTCTTCATCAAGCCGACTTCTGTGTCGGTCACCACCTCGTCATCGTCCCCAGGATCTACGTCTGCGCTGACCTGGGCCTCGGCTGGCGTCCAGCTTGTCGGAGTGACTGCTAAGCTGGCGTCCACGGGCGGCAAGGTCACCTTGAGCATCTATGACGGCGAGGCCCTAGCTACTGCCCCCTTGGCCTATCAGGTCGAGTTCGACTTCACGAGCGTCACCCAGACCTCCGACGTTCAGGCCACGCCCATCCCGATCTTCGACCGTCCGAGCTACACGGTGCAGTCCGATGCAACCGGAGCCAGCAAGTCATTCTCCTTCGAGATCGCCTTCCAAAAGATCAGCGTTGAGGGCTAAGTCATGGCGAACTCAGTCAAGATTCCAGGGTCTGCCAACACCGTCAACGTACCCCCCGAGGCGGTTGTCGACACCTCCGCCTGGGAACTGGTCAAGGAGTTTGACTTTACCGACCAAAGCGCGCACACCTTCTCGGACAATGGGACTCACTCGATTGGTGGAGTAACCTGGACCGCTCGCAATGTGTCGAAGTCAAGCTCATTTGAGCTGAAGTCCGGCGGAGGGGGCCTAGAAATCGGGAGTGCGTTTGAGACCAGTGGTGGGGTTTCAATTGCTTCTAACCGCTGGTATTCCACCGTTCAAAATGGGCCGGCTCTTGTGGCCGATCTGTCTGATATTGTCTCCGGTTACGATCTGAATGACACCGTTGTCCTCCAATGCTTGATGACGGCGGAAGCGACCACGATCCAAAGCGACGGAGACGAGGGAAGCCAATACCTATTTGCCGGCATCCTGGGAACCGATGGCGGCTACGGAAACAGCGGAGGGGGCAACTGGTACACCTCGACGTGGTATCGGCGGCTCTCGGCTTCCACTAACTATTTCTATTCCCGCTACGGAGGCGGGGCGAGCGCGACGATGGGCGACAACGATGCCCAAGCGGACACCGGAGGAGGGGCGGCAACCTTCCTTGAGCTTGTGATGTACCCTGGAACGGGATACAGCTCTGCGGGCTCGCTTGATACGTCTTTCCAGGATCCATTGACTGTCACGGGCGGCCGATTCTACGGGAACATGCAAACGACCCTTCCGAAGAACATCGGGAGTAGCGGGACCACCTCGCCAGGGGCCAATCCAGCCTTCACCCTGCGGCCGGACAACTTGCATTGCGCTCTCTATTTTAGCTACCTGACGACCGGCGGAAACCGGGCCAGCGCGGGCAAGGTGACCTACTCCAAGTTTCGCGTGCTCAAGAGGAAATAGATATGTGGGATCAAGATAAGCTGAGCGCCGGAATGGACGCGGCCCGAGACGACTTCGGGATGCCTTCTCCGGTCATTGAGCTGGGCGTGATCAGCAATGTCCTATATATCTGCATCAAGGACGCCCAGGCGGCCGTTCTCGCGAAGTATTCGTATACCCTTGCGGGCGTGTTGACGCGGATCGGAGATTGAGATGAACAAGGACCAGATCATCCAGCTTGTAACCTTGCTTGTCCCGACCCTCATCGCGGTGGGCGGGTTCATCTCCGTTCAGCAAAGCACCGCTGCCGACGTCGTGGCACTGGAGGAGGCTGTGTCAGTCCACTCAAGTCTGCCGTCGCATCCGGTCGGAGCGAGTCAGATGGAGTCGATGCGACAAGAGCAGCGGGTGATGCAGTCGGATCTTGTGACCGTCCGTGAGAATGTCGCCGCGATCTGTGCCGCCACCGGGGCGCGCTGCAAGTAATGCTCCACCCGATCCTCCGTCGCGTCGAGGCCATCGGCGGGCGCGTCTTTACCTCCGGCGACTGGAATCTCAACCTCGTCGGCATTCGGAACCCGAGCGGCACACCGAACAAGTTCGACGACGAGATCCACGCGATCTACAAGGACGGCGGGCAGTGGGTGGATCGGTGGTGGCCGGTGACGACTGACCCCGGCACCTACTGGCTGGAGCACCCGATGAACAAGCTGGGGACGGCTGCGGTCGTCGCGGATCGTCAGTACCCCGGACTCTGGAAGCTCGGCAAGCACCAAGGCAAGTACGAGGCGCTCGTGCAGGTCGGTGAGGTGGCTGTCCATCGCGACGACAACGAGGACGCGAAGGTGGACTACCGAGAGGACAACATCCAGACCGGGCTCTTCGGGATCAACTGCCACCGGGCCAACGCGACGATGACCTCGGTCAACGTCGAGAAGTGGAGCGCCGGCTGTCAGGTTTTTGCGGACCCGCACGACTTTGACTGTGCTCTGCTTCTATGCAAGACCCAGGAGCGGGAGCGGGGCTGGTCGACCTTCACCTACACGCTACTCAATGGCGGCTGGTGACGACGAGGACTTAGGCGAGCTGATGGTCTTGACCGCTATCTCGGCGGTCGTTGTCTCGCTCGCTCTCCTGCGCTTCTGCGGGCTCGGGTGATAGTATGCTGGGCGCACTCACCCCCTGGAGGTCCCATGCAAAAGTTCGTCAGCCGCAAGTTACTCCTCACCCTTCTCGCGATCCTGCTCGTCGCCGGGTCCGACCTCCTCGGCCTCGGCCTGGACGACGAGAGCCTCAGCGCCATCGTGACGATGGTTCTGGGCATGGTCGGGGCCCAGGGCCTCGTGGACACCGCCGAGGCCATTAAAACGGGCCACAAGGCGTCTCAGGCCGTCTCTGAGGTCAAGGAGGCGCTGACTGATGACGACTAAGAAGGACCGTCGCATTGAAAAGCGGCAGAAGGCGGCTGACTTCCTGAACCAACACAGCGGGTTCGTGATGGAGCAGCTGGTCGATGTGATCTCTGACCTCTCTCCCGAGGTCGAGGGGCTCAACCACTTTGAGCAGGACGCTGCTTTTGCTGCTGAGCTTGCTCATCGGATCGACCAAGCCATTAACTTCCCCGACCCAATCATGGAAGCGCTGGACGGTGTGATCAGCTTCTTCGTCGCACTCGGGGCGTTGGGGATTTACCGCTCGATTGCTCGCAAGGAGAAGCTCCGAGGCAAGCGTCTCGACAAGCTCCGGTCGAAGCTCAAAGAGAAGGGTCCTCGGATGGCGAAGGCTGCGCGGTTCCGCCTAGCTAAGCGCATCGAGCGCCTGGAGTCGGTAGCGAAGTGATTGAATTCTGGACCGCGCTTCTTGAAGGCCTGAGCTTCCGGGCGAAGTAGCCGCGGGCCTTGCCGGATTGCACCCTCAAGCCAGGGAGCCGGGCCATCCTGCTCGGCGACGGTGAGCTACGCTATCAGCGAAAGACTCACGACCTCCGGGACTGTAGTCTGGAGTCGGGCTCAACGATCCGGATCTACACCGAGGCCCCGAGCGAGCGTGAGGCGGATCGGATCCTGACGAAGAGGAAGGTCGAGGCGATGGAAGAAGAAGAGATCGAGACAGTCGAAGAGATCCCAGTGTCCGCCGAGATCGATCAGGCGACGAGCGTGGCCTCCGACATCGGCGGCGAGTACGC